TGCGTTCTCTGCACAGCCGCAAACGCAAGGGCCGACACTATAGGGCAGTCTGGTGTTTCATAACACGCAGAGAGGGCCTTCGCCCTCAAGAGCTCCCCCATGATGCGCAGACCAGCTTCCAGGTACGAACTGGTCCACCCAAACTTCTGGAAAAACGTCCGGGGGTCCCGCAAGATGGCAGTGCCACTAAAGCGGAGTCCACAGAAAGACAGATCTGACAGGTTTGTGGTGAAGACGCACTTGATCACGAGTCCAAGAGCCACGTACATCTTCGCGTCTGGTTCCTTGCTCACACCAAAAATCCCATCATCCCCCTCGACGTACCCATCCCAATCCACACCACAACGGGAAAAGACGAAGGCGTTGAACATCAAGTTTGAAAACCCGTTGGCAAGGGACGTCCACATATCACCCGACATGCGTAGAGCATCGAGTGTAACCTGCACACCATTACGGTAGTGTAAGGTGTGGCGTCCCATGTTTTCTTCTTCGATCAAGCTCAAGATCAGTGGATACCGGAAGAGGAAGTGTCGAAACAACTGCATCTCACAGACCTCCATGATATAAGCCTTGAACTGACCTTCAAACCTACTATAGTCGGAGCCCATAAATAGACCCCAACTTTCCAGGCGACGAATCTCCTTCAACCTATCTCGCACAGCTACATACTTAATAAACTCAGGGTGTGTGGTGAAAAAGCAGGTAGAACACACTACTTTCTCTATGGCGTGAACAAATGGACCGACCAGCACCTTAAATTCATCATGTCGAGAGTTAATCCCACGGGCAGGTTTAAACGAACCATAAGACTCCAATTTTGTAAAGGAGGATATAGTTGTACGAGGATGCCTAGAAGAAAGAGGCAGCACCAGCTTCTGTAGTAAGCTTTGTAAATATTTGATGCGAGCCAAAGGAAAATTCGATTCCGCAGGCCAAGCAGCAAGGGCACTAGGATCAAGCACAGAAGGACAACGCTCGTCCAGTACACGCGTGACAAAATCACCCAAGTCACGTAATAAAGCTCCATTCGGTATAGGTGTGTGTAGAAGCAGGCGCGATCGGATCCCATTGACGGTGGTATCAACGTCAGCTTTGTCTGGGCAGATGGGTGCATAGCCACATACATGTCCCCATTCCAGCCTTCGGTAATTACGGCTGCGCGCCCTAACGGTACGACGCACATAAGTAACACGAGAGCGAACTGTATAGCGGTGTTTAACGCCACAGCAGTCGACAAAGTAAAAGGAATACGGCGCCTTCTCAGTATCCATGCCAGGGTCTCGTATGCCCACCTCAGATGAGCGGTACCCAACGGCAAAGACTGAGGCGTACTTGCGCGGACGGTCTTTACGGACCGCAACGTTGGGGCGCGGAAACCGGCAGGTCCCTCTGCCGTTACCGTAAAACCCGGAAGATGCTGATCATACATCATTGTGCACACATAAATGGTACCCGTATGCACAGCGACAAGTATGGAAGAGGGTATGTTTAAACACTGTGCGTTGCGCAGTATAGCGGCCGGAAGCCCATTGATGAAATCATCCCGGCAGCGGCCAAAGCTGTCAAAATATACTGCAGCCGTTAAGGCTGGAACATGGCAACACACAACGCGACGAGTTATTTGCCTGGCCAACTCACCTAACACTAGGATGAGGGCAGGGGCGAAGGAGGCAAACCCCCAGCGGAACCCAAGGGACCAGCTGAGGGCCATCGAAAGGACAAATAGTGCGCCGAAAATCCACTTCGATGCTGCAAGT